TTGCGCTATTGATGCTAGTACAAATAGTCTTGCTTTTGCTTTGTTTGATACCGAACAAAAAACACTGGGTGTAGTTGGAAAAATAAACTTTGAAGGAAATAATACATATGAAAAGGTAATGGATGCTTGTAAAAAAACAAAGGCTTTCTTTGATTACTATGGTGGATTTGAGGCTATTGTTATTGAGCATACCGTATTTATGAATTCCCCAAAGGTTGCTGCTGATCTAGCCCTTGTTCAAGGAGCGCTACTAGGTGCTGCTGGTTTAACTGGAACAAAAGTTATAGGAACTGTAGCGCCAATTACTTGGCAAATATTTATAGGTAATGGAAAGTTAACTAAAGATGAAAAGTTTTTTATAAGATCAAAAAATCCAGGGAAGTCAGAAGCCTGGCACAAATCTAATGAAAGAGAAATAAGAAAACAAAAGACTATTAGGTTTATTAATATGCAGTATGATAAAGATATATTAGACAATGACATTGCAGATGCAGTTGGAATTGGTCATTGGTCTATAAATAATTGGAATAAAGCAATTGGAGTTGATAAGTAATGCCTGAGTTAAATGCAAATATACCACCAATAGAATGCTATGTGCGTGGAAACTTTTTAAGAGATCAGTTAGACAGTCATGACAAATATTTTCCATGTGTGATATTTGGAGTTTCAAGCATTAAAGCCAGAAGCCCACTGTTTCATTTTATGATGGAAGATGGTGGAATTTGGTGGAGAATGCCAATTAATGCTTTTTGCACTAAACCAGATGTACCAGAAGAACCAATTCATAATCTTGTTTTATGGAACTCTTTTAGTTCTCACGTTTCTGTTACAAAGTTTCAAGCATTAAGTAATATGAGAATGTCATACATTGATAGGTCTAAGACTAACATACCTGGAACATATTTATTTACACTTGATTGGCATAGTCCAGAAACAAATATCCTAGATGATGGATACTCTGAAAATCCAGGTCAACATAAATGTGGACATGTAATTCAAAGAGATGATGGTAATTTTGCAATACAGCCAAACAACAGGGTAAGGCTAAAAGAACCATCATTTGTAACAAAGACAGATCTATTAATACCAAGATTGATTAATACAAACAAGTGGGACGTAGAAAGTTACGATAAGTGGATTCTTGAAGATTCAAATGCCTATGACTATGAGGTTCTTGAGCGTGAGGTTGACAAATAACACTATGGCTGGTAAACTATATACATCAGAGGTTTGGCTTCGTAAGAGATATCTTATGGATAAAAAATCTCCAGAAGAGATTGCAAAAGAATGCGGAGCAAGCGTAGAAACGATCTATGTCTATCTTGCTAAATTTGGATTAAGGAAGTCACGAAGATGAATAAAGCGCAAAAGGTTTTAATTGGAATCGGTATTGCTGGTGCCGTAGGGTTAACCTATGTTATTACAGCACTTAAAGGTTTGCCAGAAGCATTTGATTGGGAGGATGATTCAGATTATGAGTAAAGAAGATACTGTCAATATTTATTGGGCACCAGCATATGACGTTATTGATTATAGCACAAATAAAAAAGTAGACTGGAGCATGATTTATCCAGATCCAAAAAATCTTTTTAATAATTTAAGTAAAGAAAAAAGAAAAGATTCTGGAGAAGTGTCTTTATTTAGTTGTCCAGCAACTAAAAACTTTTTAAAAACTGTATATGCATTCCAAAGTGCCATGAGTTCTGAATATTTTTATGATTTTTCTAATAATAATAAAACAGTAAAGACAATAAGCAAAGAGTTTATGGGTATTGAACATGTCCACAATGACAGCATTAATGCAGGACCACTATTAAAAATAAGTTTGGGTTATATTTTTTTTGCAGATAAACCACTAGTTGCTACTTTTACAGCGCCATTCTTTAGCAATTCCGAATATACTCAATATGGAACTCCCGTTCCAGGTGAATTTGATATTGGGCAATGGTTCAGACCATTTAGTATAGAACTACAAATGTGGAATAATTCTGGAAAGTTAAAAATTAATGCAGAAGAAGATCTTTTTTATGTAAGGTTTAACACTAAACAAAATGTTAAACTTCATAGATTTAATATGAATGAAAAACTTGAATCACATATGTATCATTGCATAAATTATAAAAATATGTTTGGACCATTTAGACCTTTGGCAGAAAGATATGTGTCATTTAAAAATGCAAGACTAAAAGATTCTATTTTAAAAGAAATTAATGAAAACTTAATTGGTGAATCAGATGAGTGAAAACTTAAATATTACAGTTGATCAAGTCAATCATCCACTTCACTATATATCAGATCCATCTGGGGTAGAGTGTATTCAGATTACTCGTCATCGTAACTTTAATATTGGGAATGCCTTTAAATATCTTTGGAGAGCAGGACTTAAAGATGAGAAAAAAACCATTCAAGATTTAGAAAAGGCAATATTCTACATCAAAGATGAAATCAATAGACTAGAAGGTAAATATAGTGTCAAGTGAAATAGAACTAGTAGAACACCTTGATGAAGTAAACAAGGTTGTTACTGAATACCTTAAAGGTCAAGATCCAACTAAAATTTCTAAAGACTTGGACATGCCAAGAACTCGTGTTGTTGCATTAATTAATGAGTGGAAGGTCATGGCTTCTGCCAATGATGCTATTCGTGCCCGTGCTAAAGAGGCTCTTGCTGGAGCAGACACACACTATAGTAAACTTATAACAAAGGCTTATGAAGTTATTGATGAATCTGGTTTGACTAATAATCTTAGTGCAAAAACTCAGGCTATTAAACTTGTTATGGATATTGAAAAATCTAGAATTGAAATGCTTCAAAAGGCTGGTCTTCTTGAGAACAAAGAACTTGCAGAAGAGATGGTTGAGATTGAAAGAAAGCAAGAAGTCCTTATTGGAATTCTTAGAGATGTTGCTTCAGAGCACCCAGAAATACGTGATTTAATTATGCATAGACTTTCTTCTATTGCAAAAGAAGGGGAAGTGATTACAATTGTCCACGATGTTCAATGATTTTCTTGATGTATTAAAAGAAAACCATTTTATTGAAACTCCAGTAGATGTAAAAACCTTTGTTCAGTCTCCTGAATATCTTGGTCAACCACTATTGTCTGACATTCAGTATGAAATAGTAGAGGCAATGAGTCAGATCTATCGTAAAGAAGACTTAATAGAACTTATGGGGCAAGCAGAAGGACTAAATCATTTTAATAAGTATACAAAAAATGAACTTATTCTTCAACTTGGCAAGGGTAGTGGAAAAGATTTTATTTCAACAGTAGCATGTGCATATGTAGTATATAAACTATTATGCCTTAAAGACCCTGCAATATATTATGGCAAGCCAGCAGGAGATGCAATTGATATTATTAACGTTGCGGTAAACGCTCAACAGGCTAAGAACGTTTTCTTTAAAGGCTTTAAAACAAAGATTGAAAAGTCCCCATGGTTTGCTGGTAAGTATAACGCTAAGGCTGACTCAATTGAATTTGATAAGGCAATTACAGTTTATTCTGGTCACTCAGAAAGAGAATCTCATGAGGGTTTAAATCTTCTTATGGCAGTACTTGATGAGATTTCAGGTTTTGCTACAGAGGTTGGCACAGGTAATGAACAAGGAAAGACTGCAGATAATATCTATAAAGCATTTCGTGGTACTGTAGATTCTCGTTTCCCAGATCTTGGTAAGGTTGTTTTGCTTTCATTCCCACGCTATCAAGGTGACTTTATTTCACAAAGATATGAATCTGTTATTGCCGATAAAGAAACCATAGAACGCAAGCATACGTTTATTATGAACGAAGACTTGCCACACGATGATCCAGGAAACCAGTTTGAAATTTCCTGGGATGAAGATACCATAGTCTCATATAAAATTCCAAGAGTATATGCATTTAAAAGACCTACCTGGGAAGTAAATCCAACCCGTAAGATAGAAGACTTTAAGTTAGCATTTTACACAGACCTTGGTGATGCAATGATGCGCTTTGCATGTATGCCTACATATGCCTCTGATGCATTCTTTAAGCAAAAAGAAAAACTAGAAAAATGTATGAACACTAGAAACCCTTTA